GTGATGGCGTTGCTCATTTCGTCCTCACTTGAAGGCTCGGGATTGCGTTGGTCATCTCGACACCCGGGACCACCACGCCGTTCTTGATCGCGTCGTTCACCGCGCTCTTGTTCACGGCGCGCGTGGTCCGCCAGTATTCGTCCGGCAGCGCGGCTTCGTCGGTGATGATCGCAGCCGGCTTGCCCTTGGCGATCGAGGCGGTGATGTCGGGCAACTCGATCTTGGGTATCCCGAGGGCGTCCATCGCGGCGAACACGGTCGACCGCAGCGCATCGGCCCGGCGTTTGTATCGGTCCCTGCGGGCAGTAATGTTCGCCGCCATTTCCTCGGCCGCATCGGCCATGGAGCGGGCGGCGACCGAGGCGCGCAACATGCGGTGAAGCAGGGCGAACACGTCTTCCGTCTCGGCTCGCAACGCGTCCGACATAGCCGCTTCGTCAGCCGCCAGGTCCGGGTCGTTGGCGATCAGCGCGGCCCGGCCGGACATTAGCGCCGACATGGCCTGCTCGATCTGCCAGGCAGATGGGGCGCTCATCGTCCATCCCCCTCATGCCGAGCCTCAATCACCAGCAGCCGCCCCAGCCCGTTTTCCAGCAACCGGATGCGCTCGATCGGCTCCATCTCCGGACGGCGGGCGGATGATCCGGACCACACGTCGCGTAGTTCGGTCGCGGTGTCGGCGGTCCAGATGGCGATTACGTCGTTGGTTTCCGGGACCTGGCGGCGGGGTGTCGCGGCGTCTCGGATTTCGGCGGCGATGGCACGGAGGGTTTCGGCGTGTGCTGCGTAACATTTTGCAGCTTCCTCGCTGACCGCCCATCGCTCGCGCATCGCCAACCACTCCGCCACCTGCAAAACCCGCACATCCAGCGCCTCGGACTTGCTCGCGGTGATGCAGTCGACGCCTCGGACTTTGCTCGGGTCGTGGGCGGGGAGGGTAGTGTATTCGTGGATCATGACAGCCTCCGCGCCGCGTCCGTGATGGCCGCGATCAGGGCGGCGCATTGGTCAGTGGACAGCGCAACGCCGGTTTTATCGTCGTTCTCGGCAATCTCGACGAACACGCCAGCCGATGAAATCTCAACGCTAATCGTGTCGCCGAACTTGTCCGTGATTTCTACTCGCGCGAAATCGGTCATGTCCGATCCCCCAGCATCCGCGTGGCCAACTCCACCAGCGCGCGGAGACCGTCGCGGGAAAGCATGATTTCCAGGTTGTCATCAGCCCTGCGGCCCATTTTCCGCTCACACACGTCGAGAAAAAACGCGCGGTATGCGTCGTCCCAGACAAGCCCAACCGTTGTTTGCGTGTCGTCGGCGGGGGTGTCGGTAATGCACTCCCAACCGATGGGGGAACTGATCACTGGCGGCGGGAGCGTCTCCGACGTGCCGTATAGACGGTCGAACTTGCCGCCGTCGAAATTTTCGGGGTAAGGCATCACACCCACTCCACCCGATCAGCCACGTCCGCCAGCGTCAGGAACTCCACCACGACAGGCGGCGGGGCATCCGGGCCGGACAGCGCGCGGAGGAGGGTGATCGGGGGACGCGTCCGGCCCGTGTCGTCGCGGTGGTCGGCGGGGATTATGTCGGCGGGGGTGCTCATGTCGGCGGTTCCCATCGGTTTCGATGGGTGGATTATGCACGACACGCATGGGGGCGCAAGCTATCAATCATGCGTCGATTGCATATTTATCCCTTGACCGCATATCGCGCCGCGTGACAGGTTCCCGGCATGAACATCGCCGCATACCGAGACAGCCGGGGAATCACGCAAGCCGAGATGGCTGCTGAGCTATCCGTCACGCAATCGACCGTGGCGCGATGGGAGGCCGGCGCGATGCCGGCGCGTGACATGCTGGCGCGGATTGCAGACTTGACGAGAGGGCAGGTTATGCCGAATGACTGGCTTGATATACCGACGCCCGCCGCCGCCAGCCAGGACGCCGCGGCATGATCTTCAACGCAATCCTCGCGGCGCTGGGGTCCCTCGGCATCGGCGCGCTGTTCGTCGCGTGCCTGGCGCTGTGATCACCGTTTCCGCCCTCTACTGGCCGCGCGTCCGGACTGTGTCGCAGCGGACCATGGTTGCTCGGATGCGGGCCGGCGGGATGACCTACGCCGCCATTGCGAAGAGGACCGGCATACCGATTTCGACGCTGCACGAGTGGTGCACATCCGCGCAGGCCAAGAAAAGCCGCGCGGCATGAATAGCCGGGATGTCGCACACACCGTGTTCCAGGCTTCGGCACTGGACGCCCGTTGTAAGTGGACTCGGGACCCGGCTACGGCCGGCGCGGGCCGACCCTTCGGGGACGCGCGCCGGTCGATCCTTCCCGCTGGCAGACCGGGGGCCGTGAAGTCGGTCAGTCTGCCGGACGTTTCCTCCCCGATCAACTACGCCGGCCGGGTTCGCTCGGTCGGCGGATTTTCGGGGCGGATAAAGCGGGGGTAACCCGCGTGTGATCGGAAGGATTGACCATGGTTCATTCTGCGTATCTGGACTTCCTACAGTCTAAATTCAAATTCTCCCGCGATACAGGGACCGCCATCGAGCGGTCCGACGTGAACGCGATGCTAAAACCGCATCAGGTCGATATCGTCCAGTGGGCATGTCGGAAAGGCCGCGCCGCGATATTCGCCGCGTTTGGCCTGGGCAAGTCCATGATGCAACTCGAATGCGTCCGACTGATCCTCGCGGCGGAAGGCGGGCGCGGGCTGATCGTCCTGCCGCTGGGTGTCCGGCAAGAGTTCCGCCGCGATGCGGAAAAGCTCGGCCTGTCCGTCACGTTCGTTCGCCGGTCCGATGAAGTGGCGGGCGACGGTATCTACCTCACGAATTACGAGAGCGTGCGGGACGGCAAGCTGGACCCGACCCTGTTTACCGTCGCCTCACTGGATGAAGCGAGCGTTTTGCGGTCTTACGGCTCCCTCACCTATCAATCCTTCCTGACGCTGTTTGCATCGGTGCGGTATCGGTTCGTGGCCACCGCCACGCCATCCCCAAACCGATACAAGGAGCTGATCCACTACGCCGGCTTTCTCGGCGTCATGGACACCGGACAGGCCCTGACGCGCTTCTTTCAGCGGGACAGCACGAAGGCGAACAACCTCACGATCTATCCGCATATGGAGCGCGAGTTCTACCTGTGGCTCCACTCCTGGGCAGCGTTCGTCCAGCGTCCGTCCGATCTTGGCCATGATGACGCCGGCTACGACATGCCGGGAATGGTCATCAATGTGCATGAGGTCCGCGCGCTGGATATCTCAGGCGGAACCGACCGCGACGGCCAGGCCATCATGTTCAAGGATGCGGCCTTGGGGTTGAAGGAGGCCGCATCCGAGAAGCGGGACAGCATCGGCCCGCGCATCGACAAGGCGCTTGAGATCATCAACGCCGCGCCGGCCGATCACTTTATCATCTGGCACCACCTCGAAGCCGAACGGCACGCGATCAAGAAGGCGATCCCCGAGGCGGCGGAAATCTACGGCAGCCTCGATCTCGATGAACGCGAGCGCCGCACACTGGCCTTTGCCGATGGGCAAATCCGCATCGTCGCCAGCAAGCCGGAAGTCTCCGGTTCCGGCACGAACTGGCAGCGCCATTGCCACCGGGCGATCTTCCTCGGGATCAACTATCAGTTCAACGACGTGATCCAGGCCGTCCACCGCATCCGCCGGTATCTGCAAGACAAGCCGGTGATCATTGATTTCATCGTGGCGGAAACCGAGCGCGAAGTGTGGCGCACGCTGCAAGCGAAATGGCAGGAACACGAGACCCTCACGGAACAGATGTCCGCGCTCATTCTTGAGCATGGCCTTTCAACTCTCGGCCTGGAGGCTGAATTGACCCGCACCATTGGCGTGACGCGATCCGAAAAGAAGTCCGACCTCTATCATGTGGCGCACAACGATACGGTCATGGAATGCGATCTGATGGCCGAGAACTCGGTGGACCAGATCATCACGTCCATACCGTTCGGGAACCACTACGAATACAGCGCCTCATACAACGACTTCGGCCACAATGACGACAACGCCCGTTTCTTCAAG